TCTAATCATGATGATTTAATGATGAATTTAGTATTATTTGCGTGGTTTACTACAACAGATGTATTTCAGTCATTATCTAATATAGATATGAAAAATATGTTGTACAAAGAACAATTAAAGGCGATTCAGGATGATTTACTACCATTTGGTATTATAAACGATGGTAGAGATGGCCCTGAATCATTTAAAGATGATGAAGGTACGGTTTGGTTTGAACAAGACACGAAATGGAAAGGGACTCTTTAATTCGCGTTTTTTATAAATAACTATATTGAATATAACCGTATTATGATAACTTAATATATTAACTCAATTTAAAAGAGGGTAAAGCGATGGCAATTCAGGTATCACCTGGCGTTCAGGTCAAGGAAATTGACGCAACGAACGTCGTACCTGCGGTATCTACCAGTATTGGTGGATTTGCAGGTGTATTTAATTGGGGTCCGGTCGAAGAAGTTACTACTGTTAGTACTGAAAAGGAACTAGCAGAGAAATTTGGAACACCAGATTCTAATACTGCAAAATACTTTCTAACTGCTTCTTCATACTTAAAGTATGGTGGAGCTTTGAAAGTTGTCCGATCCGCTACAGGTAACAAAAATGCTACTTCTGACGGTGCTGGACTTTTGATAAAAAATGATACTGTATATCAAAACTCTTACTCTTCTGGACAAGGATCTGTTGGTGAATGGGCTGCAAAATTCCCAGGCACCTTAGGTAATAGTCTGAAGGTAAGTGTAATATCATCTGGAATTTCAAGTTTCTCAGGCTGGACTTATAGTTCAAGCTTTGACGGAGCTCCTGGAACTTCAGAATATGCAGTAAGTCTAGGCAAATCATCACTTGGTGATGAGATGCACGTAGCAGTAGTCGATGAAGATGGCTTAATTTCTGGCACAGTGGGAACTGTATTAGAAACTTTTGCTTTTGTTTCTCAAGGGTCAGATGCTAAGAAAAACGATGGTACATCAAACTATTATGTAGATGTAATCAACGCGGAATCTGAGTATGTAAGATGGATGGACCATGATTCAAATTTAACTAATGCTGGATCAGCTCTATCAGGTTTAAGCTCAATAGCTAAACCAACATCTGCAATGGAAGATTCTCTTTCTGGTGGAACAGACGATAACGTGCCAACAACTGGCGAAATTCAATTAGGTTTTGACCTATTCGAAGATTCGGAAACAGTTGATGTAAACTTATTGTTTGCTGTTCCTGACGCAAATGGAGCAAATACTATTGCAAACGATTTAATCTCTATAGCAACAGCTAGAAAAGATTGTATGGCTTTTGTATCACCACCTATAGAAGATACCGTTGGTTCTTCTTCACCTGCAGCAGATGTGAAAACATTTGCAGACACATTAACATCTAGCTCATATGCTTCATGTGATTCAGGCGCACTATATGTTTATGATAAATACAATGATGTTTATCGTTACATTGGAGCAGCTGGACATGTTGCTGGCTTATGTGCTAACACTGATAATGTTGCAGATGCATGGTTCTCTCCTGCTGGATTTACCAGAGGACAGTTACTAGGTGTAACAAAACTAGCTTATAATCCTAATCAAGCTGATAGAGATACATTGTATAAAGCAAGAGTAAATCCAATCGTAGCATTTCCAGGACAAGGAACAGTACTATTTGGCGATAAAACATTACAATCTAAACCATCTGCATTTGATAGAATCAATGTAAGAAGGCTATTTAATGTTTTAGAAAAATCAGTAGCTACTGCAGCTAAATTCCAATTATTCGAATTTAACGACGAATTTACTAGAGCTCAATTTAAGAATCTAGTAGAGCCTTTCTTAAGGAATGTAAAAGGACGTAGAGGACTAGAAGATTTTCTAGTTGTTTGCGATTTAACTAACAACACTAGTCAAGTGATTAATTCTAATCAATTTGTAGCTGATATTTATATCAAACCTGCAAGATCGATTAATTTTATTACACTTAACTTTATTGCAACAAGATCTGGCGTAGAATTTACAGAAATCGCTGGAACTTCAGGGTAAAGGGGGAATAACTAATGGCAATTTTAGGCGTAGACGATTTTAAATCTAAGCTAACAGGTGGTGGCGCACGTGCAAACATGTTCAAAGCTACTGTTAACTTTCCTTCATATGCAAATGGGGACGTGGAATTAACTTCTTTCTTATGTAAAGGAGCTCAGTTTCCAAGTTCAGTTATTGCACCAATACCTGTACCGTTCAGAGGCAGACAACTTCAGTTAGCTGGAGATAGAACTTTCGAACCTGTAACTCTTACAGTCATTAATGACGTAGAGTTTAAGGTAAGAGATGGCTTTGAAGCTTGGATGAATGGAATTAACGAACACAATAATAACACTGGTCTTTCTGATCCTGCGGATTATGAAGCTGACGTTGTTGTTGAGCAGTTAAACAAGCAAGGTGTAGTTACTAAAACTTACAACATTAGAGGGGCTTTCCCAACTAATTTAAGTGCTATTGATGTTAACTATGACTCAGAAAATACAATTGAAGAGTTTACAGTTGAACTTCAAGTACAATATTGGGAATCGAACACTACTTCGTAAGAGGTATAAATAATATATGATGAGGGGATTTATTTCCCCTCTGATTATATGAGGTAAATTATGGCAGAATTTTTCGGATTCGAAATCAATAGAAAAAAGACTAAGGAACCAGAAAGAATATCCTTTGTGCCCGATACTGAATCGGATGGTGCAGGTGTAATTCAATCTGGCGGACACTTTGGTCAATATCTTGATGTAGATGGAGACAAGGCAGCAAATGAAATAGATCTTATACTTAAGTATAGGGATGTATCAACTCAACCTGAGTGTGATGCAGCAATAGAAGATATAGTTAATGATTCAATTATTGGTGATCATGATGAAGCACCAGTAAATATTGTATTAGATAAACTAGAAGCTTCAGACAATATCAAAGAAACAATTAGAGAAGAGTTTGATAATATATTATCATTATTAAGCTTTAATGCTTACGGGCACGATACTTTTAGAAAATGGTATATTGATGGTAGATTACCATATCATATTATCATAGATGATAAAAGCCCAGCTAAAGGTATACAAGAACTAAGATATATCGATCCAATTAAATTACGTAAAGTAAAAGAAATTATTAAAGAAACTGATCCTAGGACTGGAGCAGAAATAATTAAAAAGGGTGAAGAATATTTTATATTTCAAGATGATAAAATGAATTCATCCCAAGAAGGATTAAGAATTCATCCAGATGCTATAGCATACTGTACATCTGGTATGTTATCATCTGATAGAAAACGTATATTATCATATTTGCATAAAGCATTAAAACCTGTAAACCAATTAAGAATGATGGAAGATTCTTTGGTTATCTACAGAATAAGTAGAGCACCAGAACGTAGAATATTCTATATTGATGTTGGTAACTTACCTAAGGGTAAAGCAGAAGAATACTTAAAGAATATAATGAATCAATATAGAAATAAATTGGTTTATGATGCAAGCACTGGCGATATTAAAGATGACAAAAAACATATGTCAATGCTTGAAGACTTTTTCCTACCAAGAAGAGAAGGTGGAAGAGGAACAGAAATTACAACGCTTCCTGGAGGTGAAAACCTAGGGCAGATAGATGATATAATCTATTTCCAAAGGAAGTTATATAAAGCACTGAATGTACCTGTTGGTAGATTAACAACAGAAGAAAGTGCGCAGTTTAGTTTAGGACGAGCTTCAGAAATATCTCGAGATGAGGTTAAATTTAAGAAGTTTGTTGATAGACTAAGAAAAAGATTTTCAGATCTCTTTATACAACTATTGAAAACTCAATTATTGTTAAAAGGGATAATTACTAAGGATGATTGGGCTGATTTTAAAGAAGATATAGCATTCGACTTTATTGAGGATAACTACTTTAGTGAATTGAAAGCAAGTGAAATGTATAGAGAACGTTTTGAAATGCTAGCTAGTCTAGATGAATACGTAGGTAAATATATTTCAAACGAATGGGTCAGAAAGAATGTTCTGAGGCAATCTGATGAAGAAATCGAAGATTTGGATAAACAAATGGAAGATGAGAAGGCAGCAGGTGGCGATGAGGACGATTTAGATGATCTTGACATATAATTTTTTATAAATAAAGGTAGAGGATAAATAAAATGGAAGTAAAAGACATGATTGACAAAGTTGCCGCTGGCGACAATGTAAATGCAACTAAGGCTTTTAATAACATCATTGATGGTAAACTCAAAGATGCGTTACAAGCTAAAAAGGTTGAAGTGGCTTCAAATTTAGTCCAAAGAAAACAAGAACAAGACGAAGAGTAATGTTAAAGTTTTCAGAGCTCATGGAAAAACTTGACCCTGGATATAAACAGGTTAAGAAATTCAAGGGCGGGAAAAGAAAAAACAATGAAGTTATTATCGCTAAAAAGGGTAATAAATTTGCTGCTTATATAAAAGGCGAATTATTAGATAATAGCTTCAAAAGTCAAAAGGATGCTGAAAAAGCAGCCAATGACTTCATGAAACTTATGGGAGAAGAAACAGAATAATGAAACTAATCTCAGAATATGTAGATAACAATTTACAAGTTATCGAAGAAAAAACAAAAAGCGGTGCTAAGCAATTAGTCATCGAAGGTGTTTTCATGCAGGCTGAACAAAAAAATAGAAACGGCCGAGTGTATGAAAAAGAAATATTACAAGCTGCTGTTGACAAATATGTCAAAGAGCAAGTTAGTCAAGGTAGAGCAGTTGGAGAATTAGATCATCCAGCTGGACCTCAAATAAACCTTGATAAAGTTTCTCATAAAATCACTAAACTCAAATTTGAGGGAAATGATGTTTATGGAAAAGCATCAATTTTAAACACCCCTATGGGTAAGATCGTAGAAGGTCTTCTTGACGGTGGTGTGAAAGTTGGTGTATCTAGTCGTGGAATGGGTACTCTTGAGAACCGCAAAGGCGCCATGTATGTGAAGTCTGACTTTATGTTAGCCTCCGTAGATATAGTCCAAGACCCTTCTGCACCATCGGCATTTGTCAATGGTGTTATGGAAGGTGTTGATTGGATATGGAATAATGGAATCTTAGCTCCTCAGGAAATTGAAAAAATCGAGACTGAAATAAAACGTACTCCGTCAAAGCATCTAGCTGGCGCGGAAATAAAGGCGTTCAAGAATTTCCTCTCTAAACTTTAAATATATTTAGGAGACTAAAAAGCTATGTCAAATGAAATAGACAACAATAACGCTGAAGAAGTCATCTCTGATGAAGAGCAAATTCAAGAATCTGAAGAGCTCGTTGAAAACGAGGAAGAAGTTCTAGAAGACGCAAATATAGAAGAAGCTAAAGCTAAAAAAGAGTCTGAAGACAAAGAAGAAGACGAAGAAGAAGAAAAATCTGAAACATACGGTAAAATGGATGATGACGATGAAGATCCTTCTGATGAAGATTCTGAGGAAGACGACGAGGAAGTTGAAGAAGTTCAAGTTCCTAAAACTAAAGCTGGCACTATAAACGCTGCAGTAGAGATGCTTAAGAAAGCAAGAAAACATGAAGCGCAAGCTATGTTTAAAAAGATGGCTGGCATCAAAGAAGGTGTTGAAGAGTCTGAAGAAGTAGTAGCTGAAGAATCTACTCCTGCAAAGGAATTAGATTTTGATGTTGATTACTCTGAAGATTTAGATGCATTAGTATCTGAAGAAGCTACGCTATCTGATGGATTCCGTGATAAAGCTGGTATCGTATTTGAAGCTGCATTAAAGGCGAAAGTCGGAGATGCTGTTGATAAGATCGAAGCTGAAATGGCGCAAAATCTTGAAGAAGAAGTTGCTGAAATACAGTCTACAATCGTAGAAAAAGTAGATTCTTACTTAAACTATGTAGTAGAAAATTGGATGAAAGAAAATGAAGTTGCAGTTGAGCAAGGTCTTAGGACTGAAATCGCTGAAGACTTTATGACTGGATTACAATCAGTATTTAAGGAACACTACATTGAAGTTCCAGAAGGAAAAGTAGATTTAGTTGATGAACTATCAGCTGAAGTTACTGAACTTGAAGAGAACCTTAATAAATCCACAGAAGACAATATTCAATTAACAGCGGCTAATCAAGCTTATGCTAAAGCTGATGTTATTAGAAGAAATGCTTCGGGCTTAGCAGCTACAGAAGCTGAGAAACTTGGATCATTAGTAGAAGATGTTGAATTCGAAGATGAAGAAACTTTCGAAATGAAAGTGAAAACTATCAAAGAATCATATTTCTCTAACGGTAAAAGTGAAACAGTAGATGAAGCTGATGCACTAATTGGAAATGATACAGCTCCGGCTGGAACAGGTTCAATGGATGCATATACTCAAGCTATCACAAAACACTTAAAATAAATAATAGGGGATAAACAAAAATGTTTAACGCAGACCAAAATTTAATCGAGAAATGGTCACCAGTATTGGATCATGAAGATGCTCCATCTATTGGCGACAAATATCGTAAAGCGGTAACTGCACGACTCTTGGAAAACCAAGAAATTGCCCAAAGAGAACAGAAAGTCAACGAAAGTTTTGGACAAGTATCAGAGGCTCACGCTAATGCTACTGGTTCTAATATTGCTAACTTTGACCCAGTCTTAATCTCTTTAGTAAGACGTGCAATGCCAAACCTTATTGCTTATGATATCGCTGGCGTACAGCCAATGAATGGTCCTACAGGACTTATCTTTGCAATGAAATCTAAGTACTCAACTCAGGGTGGAACTGAAGCTTTATTTAATGAAGCTGATACTGACTTCTCTGGTACAGGTACACACGAAGCTGATCCTTCAGGTTTAGTTGGAGTAGTCGATTCAGAATCTCCAGCTTCCGGAAGCATCGCGGATGAATCTGATACTGTTTCTGGTATCGGTACTGGTTTACCTACAGCTACAGCTGAACAAAGAGGTATGTCAGGTGGTGCTGGTGCAGCATTTGGAGAAATGGCTTTCTCAATCGAGAAATCTACAGTGACTGCGAAGTCAAGAGCTCTAAAAGCTGAGTACACTATCGAACTAGCACAAGACCTTAAAGCTATCCACGGATTGGACGCTGAGTCAGAATTGGCTAACATCCTATCTGCTGAAATCCTTGCGGAAATCAACAGAGAAGTTGTAAGAACTATTCTAACTAAAGCTAAAATCGGTGCACTTCAATCATCAACTGCTCTAAGCGGTGTTTTCAATGTTAACACTGACTCTGACGGTAGATGGAGTGCTGAGAAGTTTAAAGGCTTAGTTATGCAACTCGAAAGAGAAGCTAACATCATCGCTAAAGAAACAAGACGTGGAAAAGGTAACTATGTTATCTGTTCTTCAGACGTTGCTTCAGCGTTGGCTGCTGCTGGAATGTTAGATTACAGCCCAGCAATGAATACTTCATTGAATGTTGACGATACTGGTAATACTTTTGCTGGTGTTCTTAACGGAAGAATGAAAGTATACATTGATCCTTATGCAACTGGCGATTACGCTTGTGTAGGGTACAGAGGTTCTAACCCGTATGACGCTGGTATGTTCTACTGCCCATACGTTCCTTTACAAATGGTTAAAGCCGTTGGTGAGGAAGACTTCCAACCTAGAATCGGATTCAAAACTAGATATGGAATGGTTGCTAACCCATTTGTTGCGGCAGATGGAACTGGTACTAACCGTGCTAACCCATACTTCAGAATCTTCAGAGTTGACGACATTATGGTGTAAACCTTAATTAGTTAATTCTAATTCGAATTAAAGGGGCTCTCCGGAGCTCCTTTTTTTTGCCTGGATTCTAACTTGTATAAATAATATTACGTTCACCATAGAAATATGGCGGAAGTAGGATAACCTGAAAACCTCCTGCAATGCATTGCAGGGATAGCAAGTAGGCAGATATGCTGAACGAGACCGAAAGTTACCGAAGGAACGCGTTGAGAAGGGTGTACGGCTTAGTTCCGTATGTACGAAATCGAAACGAAAACTGGAGGTTGATATGACTTACTATAGAGGTATCAAGGCCGAGAAAGTAGCTAAAACAATTTCTTCTAAACAGGAAGAAGGAGTTTATAGAGGAATTTCTTGGAAATCTAAAGATCTAGAAAAGTCACCTAAAGCACCAAAAAGCGGAACTTACCGTGGTGTTAAGTGGGTAGCTTAATATAGATGGCAAGGGGACTCTTCGGAGTCCCTTTGTTCTAGACTAACATTTCTATCCTTATAAATAGATATATGATAGAAAAAATGAAGAATGACTTTCATATTATGATATTACACCTAGAAAAGAAGGAAAAAGAATTTCATAAAATTATGAAAAGTGGAAGATTAAACAAGGTCTGGAATAAGACAATACAACAAGGTTAAATAGATGGCAGTTACAACTAATAAAAACTACGTAAGTCCTATAGGATTTAATTTTCTAATAGACAGAGAGAAATATGGAAATTTAGAATATTTCTGTACTGGTGTTAACGTACCAGGTATATCGCTCGCTGAAGCTCCATTACCATATAAAGGTTCTAATGTAGCATTTACTGGAGATCGAATCAACTTTGAAGACTTAACTATTAAGTTTAATGTAACTGAAAACTTTGAAAACTATATAGAACTATTTGATTGGATGCATAATCTCATTAATACAGGCGAACCGTTTGTATCAGATGCTAGATTATCTGTCCTTACATCACATAATAATGTGGGTAAAACAATTAAATTTTTAGATATATTTCCAACTAATTTAGATACTTTAGAATTCAGTGCAAAAGAAACTGAAATACAATATTTAGAAGCATCTGCTACATTTAAATACACATATTTTGAGTTTGAGTAAATAAACGTTTACATTTAGGCGTTTTTGTGGTATAATATATAATATGAATAATTTAGAACAAATCCTTGAAATGTGGAAGAAAGACTCAGTAATCGATGAGATGAAGCTTGACGAAACTTCCATGAACTCTGCTAAACTACACGCTAAGTATCTAGAAATACTCAGTGTAAATCGTATGAAACTTAAAAAGTCTGAAATGGACTTTAAAGTTCTATTGCGAGATAAATTTATGCATTATGGTGGTAAACTATCCCAAGATGAATTAGATTCAAAAGGATGGGAATATGATCCATTACATGGTAATACAGTACTTAAAGGAGATATGGATAAGTGGTATGACGCTGATCCAGTTATTCAAGAAGCTCAAGCAAAAATAGCCTACCTACAAAATATTAATGATACTTTAAAAGAAATATTAGACAATATAAAATGGCGTCATCAAAATATAAAGAACATGATTGAATGGCGTAAATTTACCAGTGGTATATAACAACTTTTTAAACGATAAAGAAATAACTCAAATTGGTCTCACATATCCTACGTGGGAACATGGTAGAACAAATGAGCCTTCTGATCTTAGAATAGTTAAGACCTATGATATAACACATAAGCTAGAATGGCTAGATTTTAAAGTATTAGCATTCGTTAAAAAAATAAATAAAGATTATGGATATGATATATCATCTTGGAATGCTATAAATGAAACTAAACTACTTAAATACGATGTTGGTGGTAAATATGACTGGCATCAAGACGTTTTATGGTCTCCGAAAGAACACCGAAAGTTTACATATATAATACAGTTGACAAATAAAGAAGAATATGAAGGCGGTGATTTTGAATTTAGAGATGCTAAGGTTGACTTGGCTAATGCTGGAGATAGAGGAACAATTATAGTGTTTCCATCTTTACTATATCATAGAATTACTCCTTTAACTAAAGGTAGTAGACAATCAATTGTAGGTTGGGTTGTAGGTCCAAGATGGAAGTAATTACAGTTAAAAAGAAGAATGAAACTTGGCTAGATGTCGAATGTGAACCATCTATAGAAAGAGAATTATCAGAACATTTTTGTTTTTACGTTCCAGGGTATAAATTTATGCCAGCTTATAGAAATAAGATATGGGATGGTAAAATCAGGTTGTATGATTCAAGGAAAAAAACACTCTATGTGGGCCTTTTTGACTATCTGAAAGACTTTGCCTCGATAAGGGACTATAGTGTGGTTTCAGAGGGGTCAAAATACTATGGTACTCCGGGTGAAGTTCTCGAACCCTTACTAGAGGGCCTTTTGTCTGATATTACACTGACTGTGAACCGTTCCTTAGTAACCCCAAGGCCATATCAAATCGAGGGACTCTCGCACACGCTTTCAAAGCAGAAATCCCTTTTATTATCACCGACGGGTTCTGGTAAGAGTATGATAATATATTTGGCCATGAGATACTATTTAAAACACCACGAAGGTAAAGTATTAATTATAGTACCTACTACAAGTCTTGTAGCTCAAATGTATAATGATTTTCAAGACTATTCTGTACTCGACGATGATTGGGAAGCCACAGAGCAATGTCATCAAATAATGGGTGGTAGAGAAAAGCATGGAATAAAGAATCGAGTTATTATATCCACATGGCAATCTATATTTAAATTACCACATCCTTGGTTTCAAGATTTTGGCATGGTTGTAGGAGACGAGGCGCATAATTTTAAAGCTAAATCTCTTACTGCAATTATGGAAAAATGTACTAATGCCCAATATAGAATGGGTACAACCGGTACATTGGATGGAACACAGACGCATCAGTTAGTATTAGAAGGATTATTTGGTCCAGTATATAAGGTTACTACCACTAAAGAATTAATAGATGCTGGTACATTAGAACAATTAGACATATCTGTATTACTCTTAAAATATAAAGATGAAATATGTAAAGAAGTATGTAAAGCTAAGTACCAAGAAGAATTAGACTTTATCGTAAGATATGGTCCAAGAAATAACTTTATATCTAATCTAGCAGTAGACCAAAAAGGTAATACACTTATATTATTTAATTTTGTTGAGAAACATGGTAAACCTTTACATGATCTGCTTAAAACTAAGATAGATAAAGATAGAAAGTTATTTTATGTATCTGGAGAAACTGACGTAGATGACAGAGAAGCAATAAGAGCTATCACTGAAAAAGAAGAGAACGCTATTATTGTAGCAAGTATCGGTACGTTTTCCACAGGTATAAATATAAAGAGGTTGCATAATTTAATCTTTGCTTCACCATCGAAGTCACAGATAAGAGTATTGCAATCAATTGGTAGAGGACTTAGAAAATCTGATCGTAAGACTCAAGTATTTGATATTGCTGATGACTTACATTGGAAGAGTAAAAAGAACTATACACTTAATCATGCAGCTGATAGAATTAAGCTGTATGCTAAAGAGAAATTTAACTATAAAGTACATGAGGTAAAAATTGGATAAGTCAGAAATAAATATTAGACATTTTAAACTGATGAGTGGCGAAGAAATTATTGGATTAGTAACACAAGGATATGATAATACTGATCCATCAACAATTGTAATAGAACGACCTTTTAAGATCGTAACTAATATGCTAGGTGGTATACACTTTACGCCATGGTTTCCTTTTTCTAAGCAGAAACTTTATAGCTTAAATAAGAACACTATTGTACATGATGTCAGACTAGATGAAGATGTAGCTCAAGAATATATTAAGATTGCTACTTCTGAAGCTCCTTCTGTTAGAAAGGTTAGTATGAAATCTACTGATGACATGTATGAAGAGATGGAAGAAATGATAGAAGACTTTGATGATGAGATCCAAGCAAGTGATAAAACGATTCATTAATATCTCTATCCTTCCCCCTCCCCGGTGTACTTATATATTATATCATATTTCTAGTCAAATGTAAACGATTAATTTCACTTTTTTTAAAATAAATTAATTACAAATAAACGTTTACAAATGGGCCGAACTGTGGTATAATATAACTTATATAATTTAATTTTGGAGAATAATTATTATGGCAAGTGCCGCTAAAAAGAAACCACATTACGTGAATAATAGAGATTTTTCTGAAGCTGTTATGGACTATGCAACGAACGTACATAAAGCTAGAGCAGAAAACTCGCAAATACCAAAAGTAACTGATTATATCGCTACGTGTTTTATCAAGATTGCAGAGGGTCTAAGTCATAGGCCAAACTTTGTAAGGTATACATATAGAGAAGAAATGGTTATGGATGGAGTCGAAAACTGTTTAAGAGCAATCAATAATTACAATATTGAAACAGCTACTAGAACAGGTAAACCAAATGCTTTCTCATATTTTACTCAAATATGTTATTTTGCTTTTATCAGAAGAATTGCAAAAGAAAAGAAACAACAAGATATCAAGTTTAAGTTCATCGAAAAAATGGGCATTGAAGATTTCGTACAAATGGGTATGGATGCTGAAGGTGCTGAACAAACTATGAACTATGTAGATACTTTACGTCAGCGTATTAATAAAGTACAAGATAAAGATAAAGCTATTAAAGACTTTGCTAAGCAAGAAAAAATAAAAGAAAAGAAAGAAGCTCAAAAACTCGAGCTTTTTATGGGCTAGTATGAAAGTAGCAATATTAAATGACACCCATTGTGGTGTGAGAAACTCGTCTGATATATTCTTAAACTATCAAAAAAGATTTTACGAAGAAGTATTCTTTCCTTATCTCAAAGAAAACGATATAAAACAAATACTTCATTTAGGTGACTATTATGAACATCGTAAGTTTGTTAACTTTAAAGCTTTAAATCAGAATAGAAAAGACTTTCTAGAACCTATGCGTGATGCAGGTATTACTATGGATATCATTCCAGGTAACCATGATGTGTATTTTAAAAATACTAACGAGCTTTGTTCTCTTAAAGAATTACTTGGTTACTTTACTTCTAATGTAAATATTATAATGGAACCAAAAGTAATTGATTATGACGGATTAGGAGTAGCAGTAATTCCATGGATTAATAACGCAAATTATGAAGAATATACTAAATTTGCAATGACATGTAACGCTCCTATTCTTGGTGCTCATCTAGAACTGAAAGGATTTGATATGATGGCAGGAATGCCTAATCCACATGGCATGAGTGCTGATGTTTTTTCTAGATTTGAAATGGTTTTATCAGGACATTTTCATACTAAATCAAGTCAAGGTAATGTAACATATCTTGGATCTCAAATGGAATTCACGTGGGCTGATGTAGATGACCCTAAGTATTTTCATGTACTTGATACTGAAACAAGAGAAATAACTCAAGTCCGTAATCCTATAACAATGTTCAAAAAGTTTATATATGACGACGAGAACAACGATTACGACAATATAAATATAAATGAGTTTGAGAAAAAGTTTGTAAAGATCATTGTATTAAACAAAACTGACCTTTATATGTTCGATAAATTTATTGATCGACTTCAATCTATTGAAACTTACGAGCTCAAGATAGCTGAGAACTTTGAAGAGTTTCTTGGCGAAAGCGTAGAAGATGAAAAGGTCTCTTTAGAAGATACTACTGAATTGCTGGATTCTTATGTAGAAGCAGTAGAAACAGATTTAGATAAAGAGAAACTTAAATTGAAATTGAGAGAGTTTTATACAGAAGCTCAAAATTTAGAGATTATATGATACATTTTAAAACATGTAGGTGGAAGAATTTCCTCTCCACTGGTAATGAGTTTATTGAAATACAATTAGATAGAACGCCATCAACTTTAGTAGTTGGGCAAAACGGTGCAGGTAAATCTACCCTTTTAGATGCACTTTCTTATGGATTATTTAATAAACCTCATAGGGATATAAAAAAGGATCAGCTGATTAACTCAGTGAACGGTAAGAGGACGGTAGTTGAAGTTGAGTTTGAAATAGGTGGTACTGAATTTAAAGTACACCGAGGTATAAGACCAGGCAAATTCGAAATTTGGCAAAATGGTAATCTTATTAATCAATCATCAAATGCAAGAGATTATCAGAAATTCTTAGAACAGAATATATTAAAACTAAACCATAAGTCATTTCATCAAGTAGTAGTACTTGGATCAAGTTCTTTTATTCCATTCATGCAATTGCCAGTTTGGTCTAGAAGAGAGATAATAGAAGACTTATTAGATATTAATATATTTTCAAAGATGAACCAATTGTTAAAAGAGCGCAATTCAAAGATACGTGAACAATTAGTAGATATCAATCATCAATTAGATTTAACTAAGAACAAGATTGATTCTCAAAATAAGTATATACGTAATTTAAAAGATCTCAATAACGATTTGATAGAACAGAAACGTGATTCAATTAAGGAACATAAAACAGAAATCAAACGTCTATTCGAAGAATCAAAAACAATTGGAAAAAATCTAACAACTATGATTACCTCTGAAGAAGAAGCTTATCAAAAGTATACTGATCAAGTAGCTCATATTAAATCCCACAATCAAGTACTAAATAATAAAATAAAAGATTTAGTTTCGGAGTCAAAATTTTATGAAGATAACAACGTCTGTCCAACCTGTGACCAAGACATATCTGAAGAAAAGAAAGAATCAAAAATCAGCCATGTTAAATCATGTGCAAGAGATGTACAAACAGAAAAAGAAGACATGCAAAGAAAACTCAATGTCTTGTCTGCAGAAGGTACTACAATCAAAGCAAACCTAGATTCGTTAAGAGCTAGTCAGAATAAGATTAATAGTAACAATGATGCTGTTGGTATATTACAAAAAGAAATTGACAAAATTCAGAAAGAAATAAATAAGATTAACTCTTCTCAAGGAGATGTTAAATCAGCAAAAACAGAATTATCAGATATGAGAGATTCAAAAGATACTTTTACTGATAAGAAGTTAGAATATGTCGAGGAAAGAACCTATAATGAAGTAATAGGGGAGATGCTTAAAGATACTGGTATCAAGACGAAAGTGATCAAGCAATATTTGCCAGTCATGAATCGCTTGATTAATCAGTATCTGCAAGTATTAGATTTTTTCGTAGCATTTCATCTTGATGAGAACTTTAGTGAAACTATTCGTTCCAGACATAGAGATGCATTTAATTATGCATCGTTCTCAGAAGGAGAAAAACAGAGAATTGATTTATCATTACTCTTTACTTGGAGACAAATTGCTAAGATGAAGAATTCAGCAGCTACAAATCTACTGATTCTTGATGAGACATTTGATTCTAGTCTAGATGTTGATGGTGTAAATAATCTAACTAAAATTCTCAGCACCTTAGAAGAAGGTACAAACATCTTTATTATATCTCATAAAGGAGATATATTAGAGGATAAATTCAGATCTAAAATCGAGTTCTATAAGGATAGAAACTTTAGTAAAATTAGATAACACTTACAGTTCTCGTAGTTCAATGGATAGAATATCGGTCTTCTAAACCGCTGATACAGGTTCGACTCCTGTCGGGAACACCACACAGGAAAGAAAATGCAAGTAACTTATATAGATTACAAATTAACAATGAGTCCATACGGTATTCAGTTTTCAGATGAAGGTCCGGATAAACTGACAATGGAACAATTAGATAAACATGACTTTAAACAAGGAGATAAGTTCATACTTTATATTGATACTCAAGGTCAAGTTTGCCTTAAAAAAGATAGAGATTAGTGATTTTTTTATAACTCTGAGTTCTAAGCTTATAAAAAGTGATACCAGTGCTAATTATTTTCACCAAAAGTGAAATTAATCGTTTACATTTGCCTCGAAATGTAGTATAATATACATATATTGATAATAAAAAAGGGAGTAAAATGAACCATAATCCAACAATCGCAAAACTACTTGCAAAAGAAAATGTTACTGTTCAACACGGTAATTATCACACTGCATGGTTTGATGTAAAAGATAGAGTACTCGGTCTTCCAATCTGGAAAGACATGGGTAAAGATGTATATGATCTTTTGGTTGGACATGAAATTGGTCATGCTTTATATACTCCTTATGAAGGCTGGCACGATTCTCCAGAGAAACTTGAGGGTTGTCCTAGATCTTATATCAATGTAATTGAAGATGCTAGAATTGAAAGATTTGTAAGAAGCGATTATCCTGGTCTAATTAGGCCAATGGCTAATGGTTATAAGATTCTTTTAGAAGATGGATTCTTTTCAGATGTAGATAATATTAAATGGGATGAAGTAAAGCTTATTGATAAGATTAATCTTAAAGCTAAATTACAAGATCTTATTGAAGTTCCATTTACTTCTGAAGAAAAGACTTATTTTGACAGAGCTTTTACAACTGAAACATTTGATGAAGTTGTAGAATTATGTAGAGAAATCTTAGCATTCACAAAAGAAAATCAACCAGAATTATTAACACCTCCACCTGTTTCAGAAGATGAGCAAGCACCTGGTAATAATGACAATGATGATTTACCACAGGGGCATGACGATATGGAAGCTCCAGGAGAACAAAATGAACAACAAGAACTACAAGGAAACGATTCAGGAGATGACGAAGAATCAGAAGAAGATTCAAATGCTGGAGACACAGATTCAGATCAAGGAGAAACAGATAAAAGTTCAGAAGATCAGGCAAATGCTGACACAGCTGAAAATCAATCAACTCAAACTCTTGATGAAGACCAATCACTTACTGATAACTTCTATAGAAATGCAGAAAGAGATCTAATTGACCTAGATGAAAATGGTAGACAAACCACGTATGTAAACGGTCCTAAAAAAGAAGTTTTAAAGAAAGTAATTATTTCTTATGAAGATCTAGCTAAAGACAGAATTAAAAGAAGAGAAAAAGCCTTTAAAGGAGAAGATTCTTCTGCAGATTGTGATTATGAAGCAAATTATGATAGGTTAAAAAAGCTTTGGCCTACTAGATTAAAAGAAATTAAAACTGCTATTAGACCTGCAGTAAAAGAATTTGAACAAAGAAAAGCTGCACAAAGATGGCAAAAAGCTTCAGTTGCTAAAACTGGAATGCTTAACGTTAATAAATTGCATGCATACAAAACTGATGATGATATATTCTTAAGAGCTACAAAATTAGCTGATAGTAAAAATCATGGAATGATGATGTATATCGATTATTCTGGTTCTATGCATGGAACACTCAGTCATGTTCTTGATCAATTATTACATTTAGTTGTTTTCTGTAAAACAGTACAAATACCATTTGATGTATATGGATTTACATCATCTCAGAAAAGAGCTCCTTCTATCGATAAATTACAAATTGATAGTGATATTGATTTTCATAACGTAGCATTACCAAATTTAATTAATTCTAATCTGAAAAAATCAGACTATGAAGAAGCTTTATTCCAATTATTTGCAAGAGCTACTGTTATGAAGCCAAATGCTCGTTACTGGGATGAAGATGATAATGGACTTGATTGGAGATTTAAATGTGACTTAGATTGCTGGATATCTTCGTATGAACAGTTAGGTTCTACTCCTCTTAATCATGCTCTAGTCGCAGCTCATACAATGGTTAAAGACTTTAGAGCTAAAAACGCAATTGAAAAAATGAATCTAGTAATCTTATCAGATGGAGATTCAAATGGCATGTCTACCCACCACGGAGATATCGCATGGGATAATCAAGTAGATACTAGTGGATACTGGAATAGAGGAGCTGTAGCTATTATTGATAAAAAGAAAGTTGAACTTAGTGACTTAGGAAGAAGATGTACTAAGGATTTATTATCAAATTTACAAAAGACTCTAGGGTGTAATACTTTAGGCTTCTTTGTTTCATTTGATAATCATGACTTTAGATCAAAAATATCTGAAGTAAATTCTAAAGAATACTATGACGGCAGTGATGTTTATAAAGAAGCTAATACTATGTACAGAAAAGAAAAAGTTGCTCATTACCAAAACGTTATTGGTTACAATGAGTTCTATGTAGTTAAAGGCCAACAACTTGGTACTGCAACTGACGAAGCTCTTGGCGAATTACAAGATGACGCTTCAAAAGGTCAAATAGGAGCAGCTTTCAGAAAACAAGCTAAGTCTAAGAAAGCAAACAAAGTTCTACTAACTAAATTTGGTATCGCCGTTGCTTAGAATTTATAGGAATATGCTTATAAAAAGTGATAAAAGTGTTAATTATTTTCACAAAAAGTGAAATTAATCGTTTACATTTGCATAGAACTATGGTATAATATACATATAACTTGATAAAAAAGGGTATAAGGAGCCCCACTACATTATGAAAAAATCAACAGAAATAATCTTACAGGAACTTGCTAAAAGGTTCCCCGATAAAAAAGAGTTCAGAAAAAGCGAGGTAGAAGATACTGCGCTTGATCTAGGCTATACAGGAAAAGACTATGGAGTCTTAGTTTCCGCTGAGTATAGAATTAGACGTGGAGTCTTTAATTTGCAAGCTCTTGTAGAAGAGTACGCACCTACAGCAATTGTTAATCCAGTTGCTCAAATACCAGCACAAGGAATTGCTATGGCACCACAATCAGTAGTCAATACTGAAAAGACTTACGCTGAAGTCGATCCAACATTTGTACCTTGGGGTGCATTTTCTGATATTAAAAAAGTTATCAGCTCTGAAATGTTCTACCCTGTATATGTTTCTGGTCTATCTGGAAACGGTAAAACTTTTATGGTTGAACAAGCTTGTGCTAAGCTTGGTAAAGAATTCATCAGAGTTCAGATTAATCCTGAAACTGATGAGGATGATTTACTAGGTGGATTCAGACTTGTTAATGGAGAAACTGTTTTCTCTAAAGGTCCAGTTCTTAAAGCTATGGAAAACGGAGCAATCCTTCTCTTAGATGAGATCGATAGAGCTACTAACAAGATCATGTGTTTACAAGGTATCTTGGAAGGTAAGCCAGTACTAGTCAAAAAGACTGGTGAAGTTGTTTCTCCTACAAAAGGTTTTAACGTAATTGCTACTGCAAATACTAAAGGTAAAGGTTCAGAAGACGGCAGATTTACTGCAGCTTCTATCATCGATGATGCTTTCCTTGAAAGGTTTACTATTGCAATCGATCAACCGTTTGCTTCAGCTGGTGTTGAAAAGAAAATTCTTATTAACCACTTTATGAAGTTCGATGAAATGGATGCCGATGACGGATCATGGCAGGAGTTTACTGATAAACTTATCGCTTGGGCTGATATCATCAGAAAAACATTCTATGATGATGGAGTTGATGAAGTTATTTCAACAAGAAGGCTTTGCCATATTGCTCAAACTTACTCTATCTTCAGAGATAGAATGAAAGCAATCAACTTATGTATCTCTAGATTTGATGATGATACTAAGGCTGCTTTCTTAGATCTTTATACTAAAATCGACGCGGATGTTAACGCATTCAATCAACCTGAAGTTGAAGAAGTCGCAGACCAAGAGGAGGACATACTTGACTACTAAAACAAATTTTATTTTTAATGAAGATCAGCTCTGCAAAGAGCTGGCTTCGTATATCGAGAAGACTTATAGTCAACATTACTCGAAAAACAAGTTTCAAGCAACTGAATTCATTATTGACGGAGGTCATGGTGAAGGATTTTGCATTGGAAATATCCTAAAATATGCCCAAAGATACGGGAAGAAAGAAGGATATAATCGTGCCGACTTAATGAAGGTACTACATTATGCAATAATTGCGTTATATGTTCATGATGAGCATACGACTAAAAATACATCACACCATGAGGAGGCTTAAGTGAATATTAGCAACGAAACGCTGGAGGTATTGAAGAACTTTTCTTCGATTAATCCTAATATAGTATTTGAACCTGGACAAAAGCTTAAAACTATCTCTGAAGCCAAAAACATTATGGCTATCGCAGAGACAGTTGAAGATTTTCCAGAGTTTGGAATCTATGATTTAAACGAATTTTTATCTGTACTTAATTTAATTGATAGTCCAAGTTTAGCATTCGAAACCAATTTGGTTAATATCGAAAATGCTACTACGGGCCCAGGTAAAACATCAGTAAAGTATTTCTTTTCAGATAAAGAGATTCTTACAACACCGCAAAAAGATATTACAATGCCAGATGCTGAATTTGGTATTGAGCTTACTGCGGACAAACTATCACAAATTAGAAAAGCAGCTGCAGTCTTAGGACATTCAGAACTTTCTATTAGTGGTAATGACGGTATAGTTAAATTATCAGTACTTGATACTAAAGACTCAAGCGCAAATGTATTTGATATGGATTTAGATGCAGATAATGCTTGTAAAAACGAATTCAATTTTATAATTAACATACCAAATTTGAAGCTTCTCGAAGGGGATTATTATGTTACGATATCTTCGAAGTTGATCTCACAATGGTCAAATTCGAATTATCCTATAACTTATTTTATCGCTTTAGAGAAATCGTCAAACTTTCATGTATAAATATAATTACATGAAAAGAAAAGTGTCGCCAATTATGGGACGCTTAAATTTGTCTAACCTATAGGAGAATATTATGGCAGATCAAAATGAAACAGCAGCAGCTGAAGCCCCAGGAATTACTCTAGGAGACATGGCAACGATGGTTCAAATCGTTGATCTATGTTCTAAAAGAGGAGCTTTCGAAGGCCCAGAGCTTGAAGTCGTCGGTGGATTAAGATCCAGAGTCGTCGCATTCGTAGAGGCTAACCAGCCTAAAGAAGGTGATGCGCCCGAAGGTGAAGTTCCGGTAGCGGATGCAGAACCTGTTGAAGAAGATTCAGACGAATCTTAATTTTAGTGAGGGGCGCAATGCCCCTCCAAATTTATATTATAAGGAATTATTATGGAAACTAGTGAAAAGGCAGATCTAATTGCCGCACTCAAAAAAGGTACAGTAACTGTATCATTTAGAAAAATAGACACAGGGGAACTTAGAGTTATGCCCTGTACTCTCAATCCCACAGTACTTGAAGCAAATGGTGTTACAATGAGCATTGATTATAGCGGTAAGCAAATGGAAGCTTTTCCAGTTTGGTCGCTAGATAAAGATGCTTGGAGATCATTTCGATTAGATACTGTCGAAGGTTGGGAGGTATTAGGTGAATGAATTTTTATGGGTAGAAAAATACAGACCTGCTAAGATTGCAGATACAGTATTGCCCGACAATATTAAGAACACATTTAAAGATGTAGTAGCCGGAGGAGAGCTACATAATATGCTATTGACTGGTACTCCTGGTACTGGTAAAACCACAGTAGCAAGAGCTTTGTGTAATGAGTTAGACTTAGATTATCTATTAATCAATGGATCTGAAGAGTCTGGTATCGATACATTAAGAACTAAGATAAAGCATTTCGCGTCAAGCGTATCTCTTTCGGGTGGATACAAGGTTGTAATCCTTGATGAAGCTGATTACTTAAATCCACAGTCCACCCAACCTGCGCTTAGAGCATTTATCGAAGAGTTCAGTGCAAACTGTCGGTTTATTCTTACATGTAATTTTAAGAATAGAATTATAGAACCACTTCATTCAAGATGTTCAATCGTTGAATTTAATATTGCTAAGAAAGATATGCCACCTCTACTTACTCAATTTATGAGTCGAGTCGAGAATATATTAAAGCAAGAAAAGATTGAATTTGAAAAAGAAGTTATTGCAGAACTCTTAATGAAACATATGCCTGATTGGCGTAGAGTTTTAAATGAATTACAACGTTATTCAGTATCTGGTAAGATCGATTCTGGTATACTCGTTAATCTAAATGATGTTGCAATTGATAAACTTATTAATCATCTAAAAGTTAAAAACTTTAGAGGTATGAGACAATGGGTTGCAGATAATATGGACAGCGAACCAGCTGCTTTATTCAGAAAGATATATGATAATATGAATGATTATATCGATCCAGCATCGATTCCTCAAACAGTTCTTATCTTAGCTGATTATCAATATAAGAATAGTTTTGTTGCTGATCATGAACTTAATCTAGTAGCATGCTTAACTGAAATCATGGCAGGAGTTAAATTCAAATGAAAGAATTAGTAACAAAAGAATTAGAAATCTATAAGCATAACGTACGAGAACTACAAGCTCAACTTGCTGAAGCACATAAAAGAATTGGCGAGCTTAATGATGAAATTACAGATTTTAAAATAAAACAAAAAAGCATGACTGAATTAAATTACGATGGTAATGAAACTCGTGGGAGGTATGGAGAAGATGAATCCGTTTGAATACGTAAAAGCAATTAATACCTCAAAGAAAGACATTATGGTTGATGATCTTGCCGAAAAAGAATACCCTGCGTTCTTAGTTAATCGATCTTTATCTTACTTTCAAGATACTATACTCTATGCAAATGAAATGAATATACATCATAACATAGATAGTCGCCTTCAGTTTGATTTTTTTATAAATATAATTAAGAAGAAAAATCGATTCTCTAAATGGCTTAAGCCAACTGAGATCGATAATATTGAAATAATCAAAGAATATTATGGATATAGCAATGAGAAAGCTAAATCTGTATTAGCATTGTTCGGAAAGAATGAGATCGATGCATTAAGACAAAGGATTTACAAAGGTGGAAGATCAAAATAATAATCAAATAACAGACTGGTCTCCGGCATCGATGCTCGAGATTACGTTAAACGAACCAGACGATTTTTTAAAGGTAAGAGAAACACTTACTCGTATCGGAGTAGCATCTAGAAAAGATAATAAACTATTCCAATCGTGTCATATTCTGCATAAACAAGGCAGATACTTCATAGTACATTTTAAAGAACTCTTTCTATTAGATGGGAAACCTTCTAATCTTATAGAGAATGATGTACAAAGAAGAAATACAATTGCAACGCTTCTAGCAGACTGGGGATTAGTCTCTATTCTAAAACCAGAAGTAGCAAAGGACATTGCTCCACTGCGTCAGATTAAGGTTATACCTTATAAAGATAAGCAAATGTGGGAACTATGTCCAAAATATAATATTGGTAATAATCAATCTGAAGATTGAACTATTATAAATATAATTGAGAAACGTCGGAGAGGCCGAGTTTCCAACAACCTTGCTATTTAATAGGAGGAAAATAAAATGGTAAGAAATACTATGAACGTACCTCGTTCACTGTTTATCGGGTTTGAACCGATACTAAATGAACTTGAAAGAATCCACTCAGCTGGAAGATCTCAAGATAACTATCCACCTCATAACGTTGTTAAGGTCGATGATGAAAACTTCATTATTGAGCTCGCGGTTGCAGGATTCTCAGAAGAGAATATTTCTGTAGAGGTTAAAGACGGCATTCTTTTAGTAAAGGCCGGAAAATCTGATAAGGATGAGCGTGAATACGCATACAAAGGCATTTCATCCCGCAAATTCGAGAAGTCCTTCCGACTCTCTGAATTTGTAGTTATAGATGGTGCAGACCTTAGAAATGGTATACTCGTGGTTCATGCCAGAGTTGAAGTTCCTGAGGAAAGGCGTCCAAGGAAGATCGAAATAGGGTCTACTGGGACATCAAAGAAGAAAGAATTCCTGAAAGGGTAATTCTCAATTAGCGAAAACTCAGTAGATATGTTGAAACACAAATTTACTGGAGATAAATCATGACACATATAAAAGCTATAATAGCTAAGCATGATGATATCGCTAAGACCTTATATGAAGCTTTACAAGCTGTATTAGTAGTAGGAGTATGTATAGGTACAGCTCCAGCTCTAATCTGGCTAGCAAGCATCAGTTAGGGTCCAAACGATAAAAACTCGGAGGGGAGTCAAATCCCCTCCAACCTTAAAATAATGAAAATAATCGTTTACATTTGACTTGAAATGTGGTATAATATACATAATGACAAATTTTTACACTAATGTGACTCGCTATGGAAATACTCTGCTTTATCGTGGCATCGAAAACGGTAAACGAGTTGCTAAGCGAATAAAATACAAACCTAGACTTTACGTTACTACGAATCGACCTACAGATTGGCAAGCTCTTAATGGCCAGCCAGTTGGCGAACTAGAATTCGAATCTATGCGTGATGCTAAAGAATGGATTAATGAAAAGAAACATATTGCTGGAATTGATATCCATGGGCAGATACGATATGTGTCAGCCTTTATCAATGACGAATTCCCTGGCAAAATCGAATTTGATCGTAATCAGATCAACGTAACAACAATTGATATCGAGGTACAATCCGATGACGGGTTTCCTGAGCCGGATATGGCTTCGTATCCTATCACTGCAATTTGTCTTAAAAACAATATTGATAATACTTATTATGTTTGGGGTTGTGGAGACTACGATGTAGACAAGACTCTTATGAAAACACACAGAGTCGTATACAAAAAGTTCGAAAACGAATCTTTACTTCTACACGATTTTCTTGCTCATTGGTCTCAACCATCAAATACTCCCGACGTCTTAACTGGTTGGAATGTTCGATTCTTTGATTTACCTTATATTGTAAATCGTATCAAAAGAATTATTGGTGAAGAACAAATATACAAGCTTTCTCCATGGGGAAGTTCTCTTAAATCTCATGCTTTCCAAGATGATAGACCTAGTTCTAAGTTTGGTCGTGAACAAGCTGGTTATAAGATACAAGGTATATCTGTTATTGATTACCTAGAACTCTTTCAAAAGTTTGGCTACTCATACGGTCCACAAGAAACATACAAACTCGATCATATTGCTCATGTCGTACTTGGCGAAAAGAAACTATCGTACGATGAGTATAATGATCTATTCTCTTTATACAAATACAATTATCAAAAGTTTATTGATTACAATATCAAAGACGTTGAACTTGTCGATCGATTGGAAGATAAACTTGGACTAATTACTCTTGCTGTAACTATGGCTTATCAAGCTGGAGTTAACTACACTGATACATTTGGTACTACAGCTATTTGGGATAGTATCATATACAGAAATCTGAATGACAAAAAAATTGCTATCCCTTTTGCTGAAGATAAGCACAAAACAATGTATCCAGGCGGCTATGTAAAAGATCCCCATGTTGGAATGCATGAATGGGTTACTAGCTTTGATTTGAATTCTCTATATCCTTCAATTATTATGCAGTATAATATGTCTCCTGAGACTATTGCTAACGGTATAACCGAACAAGTTGATGTTGAAGGACTACTAGCGGATAATAAACCGGTGCGTACAAAAGACATGGCTCTTGCCGCAAACGGCCAGTATTTCAGAACTGATAAAAAAGGTATTCTACCTGAAATTATCGATGAAATGTATACAGAACGTGTTGGCATTAAGAATGCTATGATTCAAGCTCAACAACAATTACAACTTATAGATAAAAATGATAAACAAGAACTATACAAAATCGAAAGGGATATTGCCATCAATGAAAATCGACAAATGGCAATTAAAATTCTCCTTAACTCTCTTTATGGTGCTCTCGGCAATCGTTATTTTCGATTCTTCGATCAAAGAATCGCAGAAGCGATTACTCTTACCGGACAGCTTACCATACGATGGGCTGAATACGCCCTCAATGATTATCTCAACGGAGTGCTTAAACCAGAAAAATACAAAGACTATGTACTTGCAATCGACACCGATTCGCTGTATGTGGGCCTAGGTGATCTTGTTAATAAAGTCAATCCATCTGATCCTACTAGTTTCTTAGATAAAGCTGCATCAGAAATGCTTGAGCCAGTACTCGCTCAGTCTTATGATAGGTTATATACTAAACTTGGTGGTATCGATAATCGCATGGTCATGAAACGTGAAGCAATTGCTGATCGTGGCATATGGACAGCCAAGAAAAGATATATCCTCAATGTGCATGATAACGAAGGTGTAAGATACAAAGAACCAAAGCTTAAAATCATGGGTATTGAAGCTATCAAATCTTCTACGCCAGCTCCATGTCGTGATGCTCTCAAACAGATATTCAAAGTTATTATTTCTTCGAATGAAGTAAATACACAGGAAGCTATCGATCAATTCAAAGGCTATTTCAAAACGCTTGGTCCAGATGAAATTGCTTTTCCACGTGGAGTTACTAAAGTTAAGCAATTCAAAGATTCAGAAAACCTGTACAAAAAAGGTACTCCTATACATGTTCGCGGTAGTTTACTATACAATCATATGCTATCAAACTTATCGCTACAAAAGAAGTATGAAAAAATCAAGAATGGAGAAAAGATCAAGTTTATCTATCTCCGTACTCCAAATCCAATTCATGAGAATGTTATCTCGTTTCCGACATATCTGCCTGATGAATTTGGTTTACATAAATATATTGACTTTGATACTCAATTTCAAAAGACGTTCCTCGATCCAATTGAGCCGATCTTGGATGCAATAGGCTGGTCTTCAGAAGAAAGATCTACTTTAGATGAATTTTTTGCATAAAAACGTTTACATTTGGCTCAAACTATGGTATAATATACAATATGAAAATTAAAAAAGAAATCAAACTCGTCAGACTATCGTCTGGTGAAGAAATTATAGCTAATGTGGAAACATATGAAGATCATGTTAAGCTATACGACGGTATCGTCATGATCCCAGCTGGTGAAGGCAAGATCGGCTTTATGCCGTGGATGCCTTATACAAAAGCTGCAGATGGTCTGGTTATTAATAATAGATGGATTCTATTTGTAATTGAACCAGTTGGAGATATGATCGATCAATTTAAACAGGCAATAAGTCCAATTGACTTAAGCCAATCAAAAGGAATCATAAAGTAATGAGTATGAACTGGCCACAAGATATCACAGAAATGCAAACCAAATATGGTACGCGTGAATGGGTAGCGGCAAACAAAGATAAACTAATTCAGTTTTTGAATTTTAGAGCTGATTTTCTACAAGAAGAATTAGATGAAACTAAAAGAGCGATTTTAGCTGAAGATGCTGAAGAAATCGTTGATGGTCTTATCGATCTTTGTGTAGTAGCAATCGGTACTCTCGATGCATTTGGCGTCGACGCTCACAAAGCTTGGAATGAAGTTTTAGTAGCAAACATGGATAAATCAGTTGGTGTAAAAGAGTCTAGGCCTAATCCACTTGGACTACCAGATCTTGTCAAAGGAGAAGATTGGGAACCACCATCTCATAAAGGTAATTATGGCGATCTCCCTAACAATTTTTGACAGTATATATGACAATACAACGATTAAAAGGATGGACTATGAATCGTTTGAAGAGTTCGAATCAGTACTCTATAGACTCGCAGAATCCACCAAATATCGTACAAAGTCTGAAGCACCTCTTATTAGTCCTGCTATATATCTGCCTGATACTACTCGGGCTAACGATAATGTGGTTGCTTGGGGCGGGTTTGGTATTCTCGATATTGATAACTTTAGCGGTGATATAAAAGATATTGAATCTAAATATGAAAGATATAAATATATTTGTTACTCTACTGCAAGTTCTAGTTTACACGAGCCTCGTTTTAGGTTGGTATTTCCTTTAACAAATAATGTTAATAAGGACAATATTAAACATTTCTGGTTTGCTTTAAATAAAGAAATCGGCGATATAGCAGATGCTCAAACAAAAGATTTAAGTCGTATGTATTATATACCAGCAAAGTATAAAGATTCATTTAACTTTATATTTACGCATGATGGCGATATTATGGACCCTAATGAATTGATGTCAAAACACAAATATGTTCTACCTGAAGAAAGCTTTTATGAAAGACTTCCAAAAGCTATTCAAGAAGGATTACGAAAGCATAGAGAAAATTCTCTAAATAACAAATCATATTCATGGACAGGATATAAAGACTGTCCTTTTGTCAACAAACGACAAATAGAAGAATACAAAGTTTTAAACGATGGTTGGTATTACAAGCTTTATCAGATAATGGTATCTGTTGCTGGTAATGCTGTAAGCAAAGGTTATCCTATAACAGCAAAAGAAGTTGAATTTATAATTCGAGATCTTGATGCTGATTGTGGTAATTGGTATCTAAAAAGACCAATCGATAAAGAAGCTGAAAGAGCTATTGAATTTGTTTTTAGGAAAAATATATAAATGGGGCTGTAGCTCAGTTGGGAGAGCGTTCGGTTTGCATCCGAAAGGTCGTGGGTTCGATTCCCTCCAGCTCCACCATATAAAGGAGAATATTATGAAATTACCTAACTCATCATCTAAATGGTATTTGCCAATGCATTTTACTATTTGGGCATTTTTAATTGGATTCATTTTTTGGTCTGAATATGCTTATGGCTATGACGAAAATAATGATAGGTTTTGCCTAGCTCAAAATATTTATTTTGAATCTGGTAATCAACCTTATGCTGGTAAAATAGCTGTAGCTCATGTAACTTTAAATAGAGTTGAAGACTTACAGTTTCCAGAAACTATCTGTGGAGTAGTATATCAAACAAAATCATATTATACTTCATGGAAAGGAGAACGAATTCCTAATAGAGGAATGTGTCAATTCAGTTGGTATTGCGATGGCAAATCAGATGAACCGAAAGATTCTAAAACATGGATAGAATCTATTCGAATTGCTGATATTGCTTTAAACAATAATCAGAATGATATTACTGAAGGTTCCCTTTGGTATCATGCGACATATATAACCCCATATTGGGCAGATCATTTAACAGAAGTAATAACAATCGAAGATCATCGATTTTACAAATAGGAGGAAACTATGACATTAGGAGAATACTCTACTTACGAAAGAGGTAATAGACAAGCAATCGTTATGAAAAATGAAGAAGGCTTTTATGTTAATCTTTTCGAAGATAATAAGCTAGTAGAAACTAGACAAGTGTATAACCATTCAGAATCATATGCAGATAATCTTGCAGAAAACTGGGTTGATCAAATACTATTAACTGGATAATGGATTTTACACTTGATGAAATAAACCCCATAAGGCTTCATGATAGAGCCTTAGAGGAAGCTAAGAAAATTAGAACAAATATATCATTTAAAGATAGTGGTAGAAGTTGGGAAGATTTACTTAGGCAAACTCGAAGAGGGCACGCAGCAGAATTATATCTTATAGATATATTAGGATATGATGATGATGAACGAGAATACAAAGACGTAATCGATCCAGATGGAAATTGTGTTGAGGTTAAAGTAACTAACTCAATAGATAATATACCATTTATGATTGAAAAATTTACTAATATAAAGTTAAATCAAACGTGGATGGATTGGCCGGATCATCTCATTATTTTTATTAACCCTATTGACTCATCAGAATATACTTACAATAGTAGATGGCAATGGACAGATAATACGTGGAGAAGACATGTATAGATATAAAGTAGAGGTTACAAGAATCGTAGACGGCGATACAGTTGATGTAGATGTCGATTTAGGATTTGGAATGATCTATAAAAAGCAAAGAGTAAGAATGATGGGCATAGATACTCCGGAATCAAGAACAAGAGACTTAGAAGAAAAGTTCTATGGTAAAGCGAGTAAAGCACATCTTGTTTCTAAACTAGAAGGTAAAGAAGTTCAATTAGTATCTCATGACAAAGGTAAATTTGGTAGGATACTTGGTGAACTTTTTATTGATGATAACCCGATAAGCGTGAATCAGCAAATGATTGATGAGTATCATGCAGTTCCTTACCTTGGCCAGTCAAAAGACGATACTGAACAAGGACATTTATGGAATCGAGCAATATTAAATGAGCAAGGTATTACTTACATTGCAGACTAAAATAAATGAAATTAATCCTTTACATTTCATTGAAACTATGGTATAATATATAATATGAAAGAAAGTTTAAAAGTATTACAAGAATGTGCAGAAATGCAAACTAAAAAATCTCAAGACTATCAAAGTCAGGAATCAACTGTTCTACAAGCAATGCATTATCGCAGAGGTATTGATACTATTCATGATATATTGATCGGTAAAATGCAGCGTGCGACTTCTATTATAGAATCAGGTAACGAACCTAATTATGAATCGCTAGAAGATACCTACAAAGATATGGTTAACTATGCAAGTTTTGCAGTATCATATATTCGTGGTAAGATGGAAGGACAAGATCCTGATCGTGACATGTTTAACAAAAGGAAAATTGATGTATCAGAACACGACTAAAGATATTGCAGAAATCTTTGTAAATGCTCTTGAAAATAAAGAGTTTACAACAGATAAAACTGGCTGTAAAACAATTGAAATAATTGGTGCTAATTTCTTAGCAGATAAACCAGCAATATTTGGTAAACCTAATACAGATTATATCGATAAAGAAATTGATTGGTATGAATCTGAGTCGACAAATATAAATGATATATATGCTGGAGAAAGAGAACCACCTGCAGCTTGGGTTGGATCAGCTGACCCTCATGGTAATATCAATTCGAATTATGGTAAACTTATTTATTCAGAACAATATCATAATCAATATGAATCTGTACTTCAAGAAATAAGTGAAAATCCAGATTCTCGTAGAGCATCGATGATATATCAAAGACCGTCTATATGGACTGAATATTATCAAGGTGGTAAATCAGATTTTATTTGCACGAATGCAGTAACTTATTATATTCGTAATAGTCAAGTCGATGCAGTTGTTCAAATGAGATCTAATGATGTAGTATTCGGATATCGTAACGATTTTGCTTGGCAAGAATATGTATTAAATTGTTTAACTAGTGATATAAACAAAGAACTATATCATGGAACATTAACTGCCGGAGATATATTCTGGCAAGTACAAAATTTACATGTATATGAAAGACATTTCGATTTGGTGAAATAAATGGATAAGTGGGATAGTAGATATTTAGGATTAGCAAAAGAAGTTTCAACATGGTCAAAAGATCCTAGCACTCAAGTTGGTGCTATAGCAGTATCAGATTATGGTGGAGTTATTGCTCAAGGCTATAATGGTTTCCCTAGAGGTATCGAAGATAACGAATTTAGATTAGCTGATAAAGAATCAAAGTATAAGTATGTAGTACATGCTGAAATGAATTGTATCTATAACGCAGCATATCAAGGATCTAGTTTAATAGGTTCTACTATGTATGTTTATGGATTACCAGTATGCAATGAATGTGCTAAAGGAATAATTCAAGCTGGTATACTCAGAGTAGTATCTCCGAAGATATCAGATCCAAGTGTAGTTCCAATTAAATGGAAGCAATCATTATATACTACACTTGAATTGTTTGAAGAAGCAGGAATTGAGTACGATTTTGTTTAATTATAAATATATTATAGAGTGAGCTACTCTGGCCTCCAGCCAAATCTACTCACTATAATAAACTGATATAAAAGGAGGAAAAACTTATGTCAAAAATAAAAGTCGGCATCATAGGTGTCGGATCATGCGCCAAATCTCTCGTTGAGGGCGTTCAATACTACAACGAGAATCCAGAAGATGTTGTTGGTTTAATGTACCCAGATATTGGTGGGTATACTACTAATGACCTCGAATTTGTATGTGGATTTGATATTGATAAGAGAAAAGTCAATAAAAAATTACACAAAGCTTTAAGAGCTAAACCTAACTGTTCTATGGACCATGTAGATAAAATTGATACTATATCAAATACTTCGTGTGTTCATCCAGATGCGTTATGTTATTCAGCTCCAGAAATGGACGGAATAGCTCCACATATGAATGATTATCCTGATGATGTTACCTTTGTAAATGGAGCAATTCCAGCTGAATCTCAAGAGAGAACAATTGAATTGCTAAAATATCATGAAGTGGATGTTCTTATTAATTACTTACCTGTAGGTTCAGATGATGCAACTGATTATTGGATTAATGTTGCTTTAGATGCTGGTGTACATTTTGTAAATTGTATTCCAACTTTAATTTCTACAGATAAAGCAATGGAAGTAGAACAAAGATTTATTGATAAAGGATTAACTATTATCGGATCAGATATGAGATCGGCCTGGGGTGCTTCAAGAATGTCAGAAGTATTACAAGGCGCTATGCTCGATGCTGGTTTACAAGTCACACAACATATTCAAATGAATATGGCTGCAGGTTCTACTCAAGGTCAAGAACATATTAGAACTGGTAGAACTGCAAATACAGACTTCTTAAACATGGCAAAAGAATATAGATTACATTCAAAACATGTCTCAAAAGAAAATGTACTAAAAGGACAAAATATTGTAAGGGATGAGTCTACAGCAGGTATGACTTTATTTGCTGGTCCATCTCTTACCGTTCAACAAAAACCAGGAGCAGAATATATAGCATCAGATAATAAGATTGCTAACTTTGATATGGTTGCTTATGGATTTGGTGGAGCAAGATATGAAATGTCAGCTAGACTTTCTGTTCAAGATTCGCCAAACTCTGGTGGTGTAGTTGTTTCAGCTATTCGATTCTGTAAAGTAGCAAGTGAAATGGGTATTGTAGGATATTTAAGAGGAGCTTCGGCTTGGACTCAAAAATCTCCACCAGTACAAATGCTTACTGCAGATGCAAAATTTGAATGTGATGCGTTATCTAGGAGAACACTTACTCCTATTACATCATTGCAATTAGCTGATAGTAGTCCAAGAGCTGAAGATTTAGCTCATACCTTTCAAACTGATAGTACGGATTATGAAGATTAATACATTTGATATTGATGGTGTAATTTACTTTGGAGAAGAGTTTACAGGCGTAAGACCTAGTTATGGTGATATAATCATAACTGGGCGGCCGATCTACGAATTTAAAAAGACTCAAGAAATGCTTATTTCTAGAGGTATAGATAATACTGTATATATGAATCCTCTTGCAAGAGATAACATTAGATACAATAGAAATACTTCAGGGAAGTTTAAAGCTGGAATAATTACTACATTGAAAAAATTAGGTTATGACATTGGAATGCATTTTGAAGATGATCCGATCCAAATAAAAGAAATTAGGAAAGATCATCCAGAACTTAATATTATACATTTGAAACGAGAAGATGGGATACTCGAATACTAAATACTTATACGACTGGAATACATACGATAAAGAATTAATGAAGGACTTTAATTGGTTCCTTTATAAAATTAATCAAAGAGCCTGCATCCAGCAAGGCTTTATATCTGAAAAATACGAAGCTGTAAACCGGCATGGAGACATTGACTTTGGCTTAGGCGAAGATGTCGAATATTTCCATCCAACAATTACTCTTGATGATCGTATGAGATTCATTGGTACTCAAATTGCTTCTCATCAAATGAGTTTAAATAATATTGTATGTAATACAATTATCTCTCATTTCTATGGAGCAAGAGGAGTTCATTTCTTAGCATCAGGCCAAGATGGAGAATTTGTAGACTTTGATAGAATTGCTAACAAAGCGAATGATTACAAAGCTTATATAAAAGGTAATTTAGATAAAGCTACTAAAAACAAACAACCAATATGGGGTACAACAGAATTACATACATCAATTCAAACAGCATCAAGAAACTTTTGTCGGGATTATTATAATCAACCAAATAGAAAGTTCCATGCATTCGATGTATGTGAATGGGTTGCTTCGTTTAGAGATACAAAAATAATTGAAGGAATGCTTAATTGTCAAAATATGGAACAAGTGTATAAGCTTCTTCGTACCCTACCAGGAGTTGGAGAATACTATGGCTTCCATTGCGCAGCTTCTACCTCAGTATTACCCCAAATGAAATACCATCATGATCAGAGATTCGTATCTCCTGGTCCTGGTGCAGTATATACAATTAAATTAATGTGGCCGAATGCGCCAAAGAAAGCTTATGCAGATGCTATATACTTTCTAAGAGAAAATTCAGATGAAGTTGGTCTTACAGCTAATGTAGATTTTGATAAGAATGCATTCAATATCAAACTAAGAGACGGAAGTTCTTTATTTGCTGAAGAACAAAACTCTCTTAAATACTATGGAACAGAAGTATTGTGTTGTCAGTTTGGTGTATATCTACAAATACGAGATGATGAAAAAGCATGCGCTCGTAGGCAAGTAGCAAGAGCTAAGACAACAAATACACAATCATTATCGGAGTTTATGTAATGGAATTAAGAGAATATAAAGGCGTTCTACATCGAAAAGGAAATAGAACTGATAGAAATATGATAAATGACTGTAGAAATAACTACGAAGATTTTAGATTTTTCCCTGGGTCTGTAGTAGTAGATTTTGGAGCTAACATCGGTGGCTTTGCTCATATGTGTAAGAATGAAAACGTGGATGAATATATTGGATATGAAGCTGATCCAGAAAACTTTGAGATTCTAGCTAAGAATTTTCCAAGTGATAAAGGTATTATTCATAAAGCTGCAGTATCTCATTTAAATGATGAAACTCTAACCTTTTATAGAACTCCTACAGATCAAGGAACATGTTCAGGTTCTGTAACTCCTAACTATCGTTCAAAGAAACGAAGAACATTAAGATATGAAGTAACTAATTATAATATAGATAAAGTACTTGATGAGCATAGACCAACACATTTAAAGATGGATATTGAAGGTACAGAAGCTCATTGGTTAGAACAAAACAATGGTATATTACCGAAGTATATAGAAGAATTCGCTCTAGAATTACATAATAAATCAAACGTTTACAAATTCATGGAAATGTGGTATAATAATATAATGAAAGATTTTAAAATAGTAAGAGCACGCGCTGATTACGGATTTGAAAATGATAACTTCTGGGAGTTTCCAGAGCTTGAGATTGCAGGAAGTGGTTCTCTTTTCGGAGTAGATATATTCATGAGAAGGAGAAAATGAGAGATTTATTTGCAAAAGCTATGACAAAGTTTTTCCGTTTTATTGCGGATACTTTTTTTGCAAAAAGATATGGTCATAGAGCTATTGTATTAGAAACTATTGCTGGTGTTCCAGGTATGGTGGCTGGTATGTGGTTACATTTAAAAAGTTTAAGAAAGATGAAAACTGGTTATGGACCAGACATAAGAGAAATGCTAGCTGAAGCAGAAAACGAAAGAATGCATTTAATGTTCTTTATACAATTAGTTAAGCCAAACTGGTTTGAAAGAACGTTGGTTATGTTAGCACAAGGAATTTTTATGCTATTCTATTTCGCAGTTTATATTCTGAGTTATAGAACAGCACATAGAATGATAGCTTACTTTGAAGAAGAAGCTGTTATTAGTTATACAGAATATTTAAACTTAGTTGAAAGCGGTGAAGTAGAAAATGTTCCAGCGCCACATTTAGCTATACAATATTATGATATGGGTAGTGATGCAAGATTATCAGATTTAATTAAACATGTTAGAGCTGATGAACAACATCATAGCGAAGTTAATCACAAATACGCAGATGGAGTAAGAAAATAATGTCGGGTTGTATTTCACATCAAGAAATTGCAAGAGTATTACATGCAGATGGTAGTTCCTATAAAATGGGAACACTTGTATATGGTACATATGAAGAAATAGAAGCATGGTGTAAGAAAAATGATATGTGGGTTGATAGATATTTAGATCACGTAAATCCTTCTACTCTTTACAACACAGGTGAATGGGTAGGTAAAGGATTATCAGATCCATTTGCAGTATCAGTTCCTTATGATTATGATAAGGCTAAACCTGCTGGTACATTTAATACTAGAGGAGTTAATACAGACAAATGGTAAAATACTATTGGAAATTGTGGGCTAAGTCCCTAGGAGAAAAAGCATCAGATGATCCAAAGGAAGCTGATATAGTTGCTCTTATGAGAACAATTATTGTACTAGTAAATTTTGGAACTTGCTTTTTTATTATATCAGGTATATTGAGGCATTGGTAATGAAGAATATTATTAATTGTCCTTTCATACCAATTGCAAAAAGAGCAGCATCCCACAGAGGAGCGCAAGGAGTAATATATGGCGATCAAATACAACAAAAATACGGACACTGCGATGTCAATTATGGTGGAACAATTAGCGACCACAATGACTATGATAGTCTTTGGGTTTATCATGGCAGCGACTGGAGTGGTGGTCTCAATATGTTTGGTGGTGTCTATGGTTTTCCATATGTTCAAAACACTGTTAACTTTTCTAAATTTAAGGGAAAGGTATACTCAATTGGAATCGATTTTCCACCGTACCATGAAATGGTACAAAGCAAACTTGAGTCAGCTAAGAAAGAAGTTCAGCCAGAGTGGTTGGAAGTAGACATAGATAATTTAAAAAGGATGTACGATACTGCAGAAACAGTTATATATCCAAATCAAACTAAGAAATTAGTTGTAGGAGATTCTCATTCGATCTGTATGTATAGATCAGGTTGGACTGTGAATAGTGTTCCGTTTAAAACATTGAATGGAGCATTAAACGATGGATTAGAATCATATATCAATATGGAGACTGAAGGTTCAGTAGAATTCTATTTTGGTAATATAGATATAAGACATCATGTTTGTAGACTGGAAGGCGGTTGGGAGAAGAACGTAAAAGATCTAGCTGAACGATATGTAACGGAGGTGAAGAACTTATCTGTTCCAGGTCGTATTTACGAACTTCTACCCATCGAAAATGAGTCTAGAAAGCTTCCACAATCAGGTTACTATAAAGGACAGCCATTTTATGGAACATGGGAAGAAAGAAATAATGCACGAAACTTGTTTAATGAAATTATACACAACTCTGGATTAGGCATTAAATGGACAAAATATTTATTAAATAAACAAGGTGAATTGGATTTTGCATATATGGAAAAGCCTAAGTCAATTCATTTATCTAGAGAATTCTATCCATATTGGAATGGATTAGAAGAAGATACAAATGACTTGGAGGAGTTTTTCGGATGAAGTATGCAAGTATAGTTCCACTTATAGGTGGAGAAACAATAGCAATGGAAAATATATTTGGTAAAAGACCTGAATATATCCTTACATTTGAGGGCTTTCAGGCTAATGAAGAACACCTTTTACACCGTTATAACAATGAGGTCCCATATTTGAACCTCTCAGAGGGCCACAGTTACACAGAAAAAGTTGATGTGATTAATACTGTATGCCCATGTGCAGGTCTCAGCTCACTTTCTCCATCAGCAAGTAGTACAAATGTAATGAATGATTGGATGTATAAGTCAGCTGAATATGTATTAGGTGAGGTTAAACCAAAAGTTTTTTGGGGAGAAAACGCTCCAAGATTAGCATCTAAGATGGGAGAACCAGTAGTTAAAAGACTTAGAAAGATCGGTGAAGAGAATGGTTATTCATTTTCTATATTTAAAACTAAATCAATCCTTCATGGATTAAGTCAAGTCAGAGATAGAACATTTTATTTCTTCTGGGAAGGAGATCATGTACCTTTATTTGATTATATATTAGAAAGACCAGGTAATATTGCTGATGATATACGTAACGTAGAACGTAGAGAAGACGATCCAATGAGTCAGATATTATGTAATGAAGCTAAGCCTTCTGATAATCCATATTATCGATACGTATTAGAAGTATTAGAAGGTGGTATTACACATGAAGAATTTGCAGCTAAGTTAGAAAAAACAACTAATCCAATGGATTATATAGAAGAAAGAACTAATTATAAGAAAGTAGCTGAATGGATGAGAGAAAATGGATACGATAACGTAGCTAAAAAATGCGATAGACAATATCATAAGCTGAAAGCTGGTGGTAATATAATGCGTAAAACAACAGAAATACCCAAAGATAAGATAGGTGCTTTTGTAGGACACATGCCTACATGTTTAACACATCCTGATGAAGATAGATACCTTACAGTACGTGAAGCTTTATCATTAATGAAACTACCAGACGATTTTATCTTACTAAATCCTAAACGTTCTTTAAATCATATTTGTCAGAATGTACCAGTTACTACAGCTGAACATCCTGCTCGTATGATAAAGAAATATTTTGATAATCAACTAGACTTAATTGAAACTAAGTTTCTAGTACAAGACAATAAAAAAAGATCCTATATTTGTGAAAATAATCCTTTACAATTGGACCAATTTATGGTATAATATACTATATAAAATAAAAATGGAGAAACTATGCCAAGTGTAGATTTAAGACCTCGTAAGAGGCATCCCAAAGACAAAAGGCCAGCAACACCTATGCCTTTTGACGTAGCCCTTAGAAAATTTCGTAAGCAAGTTGAAAGAGCTGGGATAATTCAAGAGGTGCGTAAAAGAGAGTATTATGAAAAACCTGCTCAAGCAAGACAAAGGAAAAAGAAAGAAGCTATTAAAAGACAACAAAAGTTGCATGCTTCTACTCAGTTATCCCGTAACCCTAGGAGGTATGTATAATGTCTATAATGGATAAACTTAAAAAGAATTCTAAGATTAAAGGAACTGATATCTTAGATAAATCTATATTCTTTCAAGAGAAAGATTCAGTTGCAACATCTGTTCCAATGATAAACGTAGCTTTATCTGGTGATGTTGATGGAGGAATGACAAGTGGATTAACAGTATTAGCTGGTCCATCAAAACATTTCAAAACATCATTTGCTTTACTTATGGCAGCAGCTTATATGAAAGAACATGATGATGCAGTAATGTTATTTTATGATTCAGAATTTGGTTCACCACAATCGTATTTTGAAGCATTTGGTATCGATCCAACAAGGGTATTACATACACCAATTACAGATGTAGAACAATTAAAGTTTGATTTAGTTGGTCAACTAGAAAATATCGATCGTGGTGATAAGGTTTGCGTAGTAATAGATTCCATTGGTAATCTAGCTTCTAAAAAGGAACTAGAAGATGCGCTTAATGAAAAGTCTGTGGCAGATATGTCCAGAGCTAAAGCTTTAAAGGGACTGTTCCGCATGGTGACTCCTTATTTAACAATGAAGAACGTCCCTTTACTCGCTGTCAATCATACATATCAAGAAATTGGTTTGTTTCCAAAGGCTGTAGTTTCAGGTGGAACAGGTATCTATTACTCAGCAGATAATATTTGGATTATTGGTAGAAGGCAAGAAAAGCAAGGTACTGAAATTAAAGGATATCACTTTATTATTAATGTAGAAAAATCAAGGTTTGTTAGAGAAAAATCTAAAGTACCTATTAGTGTTACATGGGAAGGTGGTATAGAAACATATTCTGGATTACTTGAAGTAGCTATGGCCGGTGGTTATGTAGCTAAGCCAACAGTTGGTTGGTATCAAAAAGTTGATAGAGAAACTGGTGAACTATTAGGAAGTAAAGTAAGAGAGAAAGATACTCTTAACGGAGAGTTCTGGGAATCTATCTTCAAAGAAACTGATTTTAAAAAGTTTATTAAAGGTCATTATCAAATAGGACATAAACCATTATTAGAAGTGGAGCTTTTCGATGACGAAGATACAGGAGAATGACTATAAATATGTAGTGAATGAGAATTCATCTCTATATGGAGTGCAACTGCTTACTGGTAAATACAAAGATGTTATATTTCAATTTGGGAAGGTATCAATTAAAGAATCTCCTGAATTGGATATAGCAACTCTTTCATTTACATATAACTTAGTAGAATCAGCACCATTTACAGATGATGATTTAATTAATGATGAAGGGTTTAAAAATCATTTAGGTGATATATTAACCCACGTAATAGAAACTAGAGACAAGGAATTGGATGGAACTATCGACACAGATACCGACACAGGTACTTAATCACCTTCTAAATGATGAAGAGTATTGCCGAAGAGTAATACCTTATCTTAAGAAAGAATATTTTGAAGGACCACATAAGATTGCATTTGATCTTATTGTTGATTTTGTAACTACTCATAATAAAATACCTTCAGGAAAAGTACTTGAACTTGAATTAAAGAAAGTAAGTATGCCTGAAGAAGTACTTAATTCTGTATCACAACTTATTAACGAAATAAAAGATAAGTCTGATATAGATAGAGAATACCTGATTATAGAATCAGAAAAATGGTGTAAAGAAAAGGCAGTATATAATGCAATTATGGAAAGCATTCAAATCATTGATGGTAAAAATACAGAGCAAGGAGATGGAGCTATTCCGGAAATACTCAGTAATGCTCTTGGCGTGTCTTTTGATCCTAATATTGGACACGATTATATAGATAATTCTACCGATCGATTTGATTTTTACAATACAAAAGAAGAAAGAATCCCATTTGATTTAGATTATTTCAATAAAATAACTAAAGGTGGGTTACCAGCTAAAACTCTAAATATAGCCATGGCTGGTACTGGTGTAGGTAAATCACTCTTTATGTGTCATTGCGCAGCAGCTGCATTGGAACAAGGAAAGAATGTTTTATATATTACTTTGGAAATGGCTGAAGAAAGAATAGCTGAAAGGATAGATGCTAATCTAATGGATTATCCTATTCAACAAATCAATACATTACCTCAAAATGTATTTGAAGGTAAGATACAAAAGATTGCTAGTAAATCAATTGGAAAACTTATTGTAAAAGAATATCCAACAGGCGCAGCTCATGTTGGTCATTTCAGAGCTTTATTAAATGAATTAAAACTTAAAAAGAATTTCGTGGCAGATATAATATACATCGATTATATTAATATTTGTGCTTCAAGCAGGGTCCGTGGACTTGGCGGAAGTATAAATACTTATTCGTACGTTAAGGCAATAGCAGAAGAACTTCGTGGCCTTGCCGTCGAATTTAATGTTCCAATCGTGAGTGCAACACAAACGACTAGATCTGGTTATTCAAATACTGATGTAGGATTGGAAGATACTTCGGAATCATTCGGCTTGCCAGCAACGGCAGATCTTATGTTTGCTCTTATATCAACAGAGGAACTAGAAGAACTTGGTCAATTGATGGTAAAACAGCTGAAAAATCGTTATAACGATCCAACCAAATACAAGAGATTTGTAGTTGGAATCGATCGTGCAAGGATGAAATTATATGATGTCGAAGAGTCAGCTCAATCAGATATAATGACTGATATGGCTCCGGATAAACCAATAAGTACATGGGGAGATCGAGAATCAAAAGATACCTTTGTGGACTTTAAAGTATAGGAGAAATATATGGACTATTTAAATGACGCACAAGATTGGATAATGGATAGAATCAAAGAAAGAACAAGTATCGATGGCTTAGGCTTAATCGTAGTTTGTGGTTCTGTCATATTATTCGGTGGATTAGCTAAACTATTAGCTTGGGTCGGCCTCGCATGGGGTATATACACTTTAGTTAAGAAAGAAAGCTAAGGAGTACCGATTTATTATGATGGAAGTGAAACTTATATCATATTCGCAGCCAGCTGAAGACTTGGATATCCCACCCGATATACTTCAGTTGGTTGCATTCTGTGCTAGAGTATCTAACCCAGAAAATCAACTAAATACTGAAACTGCAGAAGGCTTAGTTAAGTATCTAATTAAACATAAACATTGGTCACCACTTGAAATGGCTTCATGTTGTATGGAGATTACTACTACTAGAGATATTGCAAGACAGTTACTTAGACATAGGTCTTTTTCTTTTCAAGAATTCAGTCAGAGATATGCTAATCCAATTGAAGATTTAGAATTTACAACAAGAGAAGCAAGACTACAAGATAATAAGAACAGACAGAACTCCATTGATATTCCTATGGAAGATTCGATTAATTACGTATGGGAATCATATCAAGAAGTAATTATTCAGCGTTGTAGGAAAGCATATGAATGGGCGATTGAGGCCGGAATCGCTAAAGAGCAGGCCAGAGCAGTTTTACCAGAAGGTTTAACTGTAAGTAAGTTATATGTAAACGGAACAATTCGTTCATGGATACATTATATTGAATTGAGATCTGATAATGGAACGCAGAAAGAGCACATGGAAATAGCCAAAGAGTGCGCTAAAGCAATTGATTATATTTTTCCTTATAATGAAATATTTGAAAAATAATCCTTTACATTTACCTCGAAATGTGGTATAATATAACTATAATGACAAACGTAGAAACGCGTACGTACCACGGAGCTGATGAGCGCAAATACGATAGATTGCAGAGATGCATTGCCTCTAACGAGGAACTTGAGACCGGTACCGCTGAGGGTGATTTCACTGTTATGTCAACGTGATGTCGAGCACTGAGGATTGACCGGGAAGGGATGAGATAGACCTTCCACCTTTTATAAAAGTATTACACTGTATTACACTTTTGGAGATATTATGACAACAGCATTTTTAGTTAAAGCCCAAGATAAAAAAGACAAGACAAAAGAATTTAAATATCTATATGAATCTTTAAGATCGGCAATAGAATTCCAAACTGGAATGGCTAAACGCGGGTTTAAAACTACACTAGAACGTATAGAAATATGAGCGAAATAGCTTTAATAATAGTATCATTATGTGGTGTTATGTATTTATGCAATCACTATTATAGAGAAGGCGTAAAAAAAGGAGCAGAAAATGCTATCGATATGTTGCATGAGCAAAAAATAATTGCTTATAAAACAGATGGAGAAATATATCCTCATCCATTTTATGAGGAATCAAGGAAATAAATGTTATAAATAGATGTATACAAACTAAAAGTTTTATGGTATAATACATCTATGTTAAAATTAAAATCATTTACAACACTCAGAGAAGCTACAAAGCTTACTCCTGCTGAATTAAAAAAAGATAATTCAGTAACCAAAGAACCTCGTTTAGATATACTTCAACGATTAATTAAATCATCAACTCCACTTGAATTAGCCAAGGGTGGGACTATAGTTGTTACTGATATAGATGATGCACTCGCTCAAATAGAAATATTTAAAAAGCTAGGTAAACCATTTAATTTAGTTGTAGGAGAAAAGCTATTTAGTTCATCACTATTAGCTAAATCTGGAGTATTTGGCGGTGGATCCGGCTCAGGCGGTGGTTCACTTAATACAAAAATAACAGAATCACATCAATGTGTAGTATGTCAAGCAATGCTTGATAATGGTATACAAGATGAAGATTATTTCATGTCAGAAGATGTACTCAAAGCTGCTTATAAAATAGTTGATGTAGACGCTTCATTTGATGAAATAATGTCAGTTGAAGGTGATTGGTTTCATTCTTCTTATGAATCAGCAAGATTACTTATTAAGCAAGGATATATTAATAAGTCTCATGTTTTTCATAGAAATAGTAAACTTATGAATGCAATATACGCTCTTAAAAATGTTGCATATAAAAATTCAGATCAGAAACCAGTCAAAGATGATAAATGGAATCCTGGTGATATATGGGCGATAGAAAAAGGATTCAATATTAGATCTTTAAACGTAGATACAATAATGGGATATAATAAAGACTTACTACAAGCATTTGTAGACAGAAAGTTAGTTGGTATATCTCTTAAACTGGTTAAAAAGAAAGCTAAACATGGAGAATATAATGTTAAGCTTCCACCAGATACTGATGACCATAAAGTTATGAAAATCCTTTTTCAAGGAGAAAAAAGAGGAACTTTCTGGTCAAACAAAGGAGCAACTATTATCTTTGATGACGGTAAGTTTGCTCTTAAAGATGGATCACCCGGCGGATCTATTAAAGGCGAAATAGTACTTAAAACTGCAAGAGGCGGTGGAGCAGGTTGGAGCATAATGCAAGATGCTGCTAAACAAGTATTTAAAAAGAAAGTACCAGATCATAAATCAGGAATCTATAAGCATGCTAAAGCAATTGCTAAAAAGAAAGATCCGAGATCTGTTGCAGTATTCTTTAAACTATATAATCACTTTTATAAAAATGAAACTCAAGAACAATTCGAAGAAGAATTATTTAAAAAGGATGTTAATTGGATATCAGCCAAACTAGCATGTTTATATATTCTTTACTTTGTTGATAAGTTTCAAGGCCCCAAAGCTAATAGATGGATAACAAAAATAATTAATTATGCTGGATCTAAATCAGAAGATTCTAGCGCATACGTAAAAATATATGAATAGTTTTAAAAAATTCTTTGAAGAAATTTCTCCTGAAATGAAGAAGGAGATAGAAGCTATTGTTAAGAAGCTAGATGACCAAGACTTTCAAGCTAAATATGGAAGTGATTGGGAAAAAGAACAGATAAGAACAGCAATAAAAATAATTAAACGAAAAAAGGCAACTACATGAAAAGTTTAACAAACTATACTATATTAACCGAAGCCAAGAATACTCATATGACTCATATTGAGGATTTAATCTTGGACGGTGGAGTTAAGGGGGCACGCCAGGCAATTCTCGCTCTAAGATCACTACGAGATATGTTATCCGGTAACGCGAAGGCGCCAGTAGACGTTACGGTCAAGTGGGACGGTGCCCCCGCTGTTTTTGCAGGGGAAGACCCAAGCGATAATCAATTCTTTGTTGCAAAAAAAGGAATATTCGCTAAAAATCCAAAAGTGTATAAGTCACACGCAGATATCGATGCTGATACATCAGGTGATCTAAATAAAAAACTAAAATTAGCATTTGATAATTTAAAAGACCTAGGTATTAAAGGAGTCATTCAAGGCGACTTTATGTTTGATAAATCTGATTTAAAGACGGAGAAAATTAATGGAGCTAAGCACATTACTTTCCATCCTAATACTATTGTTTACGCTATTCCAGATAGCAGCAATTTGGCCAAGGAAATAAAGAAAGCCAAGTTAGGTATTGTATGGCATACGTCATACTCAGGTGGAACTTTCGAAACTATGAAAGCAGAGTTCGGTAGAGATATAGTTAATAAATTAAAATCCTCACCGAACGTCTGGATGCAAGACGCAACATTACCAGATCTATCAGGAACAGCAACCTTAACGAAGAAAGAAACATTAGAAGTTACCAAACATTTATCTAATGCTGGTAAACTATTTAAAAAGATAGCATCGAATACCTTAAAAGTAATTGAAAATGATAAAGAATTAAATGCAGTTATAAACATTTATAACAATAGAAAAGTAAGAGAAGGTCAAAGGATTACTAATACTAAAAGCCATGCAACTGGTTTAATTATGTTTGTCAGGGATAGATACCAAAAAGAAATTGATAAACTATCAAAAGCACAAGCAATACAGAACAGAGAAAAGAAAAGAGATGAATTATTAAAGTTTTTTGATAAAAAGAACTTAAAAAACCTACAAAATGTGTTCGATTTACAAAATTCAGTGGTCGATGCAAAATTAATTATTATAAATAAACTAAACAGTCTCAGTAATATTGGGACGTTTGTAAAGACAAAATCCGGATTTAAGGTAACCAACCCAGAAGGTTTCGTTGCTATAGATCGTATGGAAGGTGGTGCTGTCAAGTTAGTAGATCGATTAGAATTTGCTACTAATAACTTCAGCAAAGATATAATAAAGGGCTGGGATAATCCAGGCTAAATGGGAAACCGAGGATATATGAAATCATTTCACGAATTTTATGCTGACGAAGCTATGTCCATGCAAACACGCATGAAGATGAAGCGAGCTGCTAAAAAGAATAAGGGCAAAATGAAAATTGCTCGTATGAAAGCAGCTAAGAAAAAAGCAAATCCAGAAAAATTAAAACAAAGAGCTATGAAGCAAGCTCGTAATATTCTTATAAAACAATTAATGAAAGGCAAGGGTAAAGATGAGCTTTCCTTTGGCCAAAGACAAGGTTTAGAAAAGAAATTAGATGCCAAAAAAGGTAAGATAAAACAATTAGCAAAGAAACTATTACCTTCAATTAAGAAGAAAGAATCAGAAAAATTTGCTAAAAAAGCGAAAGGTGGTGAAGAATAATATGATGGAAATAAAAAGCTTTAGTCAATTTGTTACAGAAGATAGTAACGCAGTAGTATTTACCTTTGGTAGATTTAATCCACCGACTATCGGTCATGAAAAAGTATTTGATGTTTTAAAGAAACAAGCTCGTGGCGCAGTATATAAGATATACCCCTCACAATCACAAGATCCTAAAAAGAATCCTCTTAAATTTAAAGATAAAGTAAAATTTATGCGTAAAATGTATCCAAAGCATGCGCGTAATATTATGTCTAATAGTGGTATGAGAACAACATTTAATGTAATTCAACATTTATATGATGAAGGATATACACAAGTAACAATGGTTGTCGGCCAAGATAGAGTATTAGAATTTGATAAACTACTTAACAAATATAATGGTGTTAAAGGTAAACATGGATTCTATCAGTTTGAAGGTGGAGTTAATGTTGTTTCAGCTGGAGTAAGAGATCCAGATGCTGAAGGAGCAAAAGGAATGTCAGCATCTAAACTAAGACAAGCTGCAAAAGAAGGTGATTTAAAATCATTTGCAAATGGATTACCTAACGGAGCTCCTGCTGAAGACTTATATAATGCTGTAAGAAAAGGCATGGGATTAAAAGAAAAATTTAATCATAGAGAACATGTACAGTTAGATGCCGTATCTGAAACAAGAGAAGAATATGTTAAAGGTAATCTATTTAAAATAGGTGAACTCGTTGCATTAAAAGAAACAAATGAAGTAGGAGAAATTAAATTCTTAGGTTCTAATTACGTATTAGTAGAATTTGCGAATGGTAAAAGACGATGTTGGTTAGACTCACTTGAACTTATTGAAGGATACGAGATGGGTACTAAAGAACTTACTTCATCTTACAAAGATATGACACCAGGTGAATCATATACTAAAATGTCTGCAAAACAAAAGAAAGAATATGATAAGCCTAGAAAGAATCCAGAAAGCCAACACACTAAGAATTTTAAAAAGAAGTTTGGTGAAGTAAAAAGTTTTAAACAGTCTTTAGATGAAGTTGATGTAAAAGCAGCTCTCAAGAAAAAGGCCGATAAGAGTGGTATGCCTTATGGTATACTTAAAAAAGTATTTGATCGTGGATATGCAGCTTGGAAAACAAGCCATAGACCAGGAACAAATCCAACACAGTGGGGATTAGCAAGAGTTAACTCGTTTGCAACTAAGTCCTCAGGAACATGGGGCAAGGCAGATAAAGACCTAGCTGCAAAAGTAAGAGGATAAAATGAAAACATTTAAAATATTAAGAGAAAGTCTTAATGAAAAAAATATGCTTTTTCCGAAAAGCAAATTCGATGATGATTTAGTTTTAAAAGCAGTTGAACTTGCTCTTAAAATGGGTGGTAATATGACCGGTGCTTATAAAAAAATAGAAGGTATGAAGCGTGGTTTAGGCGATGATAGATATGTATCAAAAGCTTTAC